CCAGAAGTTCCAGAAGAACCGCTGCTGCCAGAAGTTCCAGAAGAACCGCTGCTGCCAGAAGTTCCAGAAGAACCGCTGCTGCCAGAAGTGCCAGAAGAACCGCTGCTGCCAGAAGTGCCAGAAGAACCGCTGCTACCAGAAGTTCCACTACTACCGCTAGATCCTGAAGTTCCGCTTGAACCACTTCCTCCAGAACCAGTTTGTTTTTTTATTATATTATTTTCAATTACTAAATACTGAGTTGCAGTAGTAGTTGTTGTTGGCAATTCAGTAAATACTAAATTATTACTTCCACTATAATATAATGTTCCTGTTGTTAATGTATCTGAATCAGAAAATTTTGGTATATAACCACTAATACCAGAGCCATCAATAACTTTTTTACCACTTAATGGTGATAAATTTATAGTTTGATTTATATATCCAGAACTAATAAATAAAGTTTCTGAGAACTCTGAAACAACTTCTTTTGAGTTTGTGGCGCGAACTTTAACAAAATAATTATTATCTTCTTTTACTGGAAAAATAAAAGATGGATTGATCGTCGAATATACAAAATCAGCGAAACCAGTTATTCTTTTTGCTATCTGTATACCTGTTATAGAGCTTCCTAAATTATCTACCCCAGTAGAAGAAGGATTAAAACTATTTAAATATCTATCTGTTGAATACGTTCCAGTATAAACAGTTCCACTATAAAATCCTCCAGAAGGCAAGAAATTAAAATTACCATTTCCTGTGTATCCATAAGATAAGAATATATCTTGATAATTTGAGTTGCCAGATGGAATTCTTATTTCTGTTATATAAGGTATTTGAGTTGATATTGTTTGATAAGACCCAATTGGCAACGACCCAAAATTATCTACATAAACTGTATGATCAACCCATTGAATACCTGAAGATCCATAACTAGAAAAGATATTTAAATTTCCAGAAATCCCTGTTCCTGTTCCATAAGCAATTGATAAAATATTTTCTGGAGAAGTATTCTGTTCAAAATAATCATATACTTTTTTATTATTACCGCTTTCTTGTACAACTATATGAAATACACAATCTTGAGACTGAGTTATTGGACTCCAAGTAAGAAACGCTTCTAAGTTTAGATTTTTATCTGTTTTATTTAAACTTGAAGAAACGTAACCTGTTAAACCAGATATTGTTGGCGGTAAAGTAGATAAATTATAAGAAAACGGCTTTATTCCTGAAGAAACGATTTTTTGACCACTATAAAAATAACTATATGGTATTAAATGTACATAATAAGGTTGACGGATATTATTATCAGCAATCAAAAACTGAGAACTAGCTTGCAAATCAGGAATTATTACGCTATCAATATTTGTATTTTCGTAAGATTGTGTAAAAAGATAATCAGTAGAAGCTGTATCAAAAGAAGATCCAGTTGTTACAAAAACATCTAAAGATTTAATTACTTTTCTATTATCGTAATTTAAATTTACTGTTACTTCATTATTTATATCATATCCAGAAATAGAAACTTGAGGAGTTCCAAAATTAATCAAAGCACTTCCAGTGCTAGTTCTTCCTTTAATATCTGTACTAACAATATCTATAAAAAATTGAGTTAAATTATTTACATTTTGCTCTCCAGTGATGTTAGAAAATAAATTTACTAAATCATTATTAGTTACAGAATAAGATGTATTTAAAAAACTATCTGGAGAACTAAATATTAAATTACGATTTATATCATAAAAATTAGTCTTAAAACCAGAAAAACCCGCATCTGTAACTATATCTGATAAAACATCATTAGTAACTGGTCTTATGACTGACCAATCTAAATTAATTGAATCCTCTAATAAAAATCCACTAACAAATGGCGTATTTATATTTAAACCATATGCGCTTGGCGATAAAGTATTATTTGTTGAAGAATCTGGATTAGCAGTAACTAAAGTTATACTAGATACTTCGAATGCCTTATCATAATCAATTCCTGAGTTTGGAATAAAAGCCATATATTACTTTACACGTTGATTAATTTTAAATTTTTATCAAAAGCGTAAAAATCAATAAAATAGCTTGGACTATAATTTCCTGATGAAATCGGCTTCTCACCCAAGAATATATTAACAAATCTGGCTTCTGATCTTAAAATCTTAAATTTTAAAATCTTACCATTTCTAGTTATATTACATAGTAATCCATTAACCAATGGATTAGTTAGGTAAGTAAATAAATCAACAAAATTAATGCTAATTGATTGATACATCTTTAAATTATAATTAGCATTTAATACTTCATTTTCTATTATAAAAGAATAATCGTAATTTGTATTAATAGATTGAACATAACTTATATCCAATGGAGGATTAGTTATATTTGCGATTATTTGATTATCTGTTAATGCTGAAGTTATATAATCATCTGTAGAAAAAACTATTTGTTTTTGATTGTTTTGACTTGGATCTACATATTTGTCATCTTCAACTATTTTAAATTTTTCTTCGTCGTACTTAAGCGCAGAAATAGCATAATCATTTGCAGAATTTTCTGTAATGCTACTGATACGATAAAGATTTTGTTTATCAATGTTTTCTTCTAAATAGATAGCAAAATTAGCGTCAGATCTTAAATTTGCATAATTACCATAAGTTTCATCTGGAAAAGATGTATAATATAAATCTTTTATGCTCGCATATATAGTTTTCATTGCAACTATTGCATACAACGGATTTCCTTTAGTTCTTCCTTCTGTATGTAATAAACTATTATTTTGATAAAATTTTATATCAGTTCCATCATAAGTTATTGAAAAAGTATCTGTTATCTTGAAAGATCCCGAAGCCATAATTGAACCGTTAACTTCTACAACAAATCCTGATCCAGCAAATCTAAAACGATAATCAATATCTGTATAACTATTATTTATATCATCAATTTCTGAAATACCTACCGCACTTTCACTAGACAAATCAGGAACAGAAAAATCAAGAGAACAATTATCAATATACGATTGATTAGTATAAGCTTTTTTATTCCAATCCGACGCTAAACTACTTACCGCAGTCAATATTTTATTATCTAAAGATGCTGTTATCCCAGACTTAAGAACCCAAGAAAAATATTTTTCACTTATCAACTTTAATCTTAAATTAGCGTTATCTATTTCTGATATGTAAAAAGATAATTCTATTGGCTCTCCTTGAACAACAGAAAATATTTTTATATTCTTACCTAAAGAATCATCAGCTATTGGCCTGTCTATATAAATATAATTGTTCTTAAAGTCTAAAGAAGTTATTTTACCGTAACTTATATTCGATGTTTTTAAATAATCTGCGACTCTTACAACGTCTCCTATTTTTAATAAATTAGCTTCAACGCCAGTTGTAAAACTTACTACTTCTGATTCTAATTTTCCTGTAGCTAAAAACCATTTTCCTATTCTATTTGCTTGGTATCTAGAAGTAACACCAAATCCAATAACCTCTTTTTCAATCAATCCATATTTTTTTATTAAATCAGAATCTTCTACATAAACAATTTTATCTTTAAAGTTATCGCTTTTATCTAGATACGAAACTTTAGCTATAGAAAAGGAAGTATTAAAATCACTAGACGTATAAGTGAACAAACCATCTTTAACATTTGAATTTGTAAATATATAACTAGTAGGCACAGAAACATCACTGCTTAAACTTAAATATCCATTTCTAAAATAAAAAATACCTCTAAAAACTGATGATAAATCAGACAAAACTTTTAAGCTTTCTGTTTCGCTATTTAGTAAAATATTTGCTGAAAATCTAGGTTCTAAGAAATCCCCAAAACCTTCTTGAGCAGCTACGCATTTTCCTGATTTGATTTTTAAATCGTAATCAAATATTCTAGCAGAACTATATTGCTGAGAAATTTGTTCTTCTGCACTGTTATAAGTTAAAACTATATTATCGGTTCTTGAAATATAAGAAACTGCATACTTCTTAATCTTATCTTGTCTATTTAAAATAGATGGATTTCCTGAAACATAAGACTGTAAAGCTGAAAAAAACTTACCGCTCTTATCGGATTCAATGAATGTGCGTGGACCAAAATCGTTATAAAGTTTTATTTTTGCTTTATAAGTGCTAGTCACAGTCGCTGATACAATAATTTTTTTATAATTAGTGTTAACATCTTCATCAAATTGATCTTTTATATCATATAAAAACAACAACGAACCTACTGGATATTCTAAAGATAATTGGGTTTGATTTATTGCCGTAGCTCTCTCAATTATTATAGTATTATAATCTACAGAATTTATGTCTGTTAAATCATTATCGTAAGTAAAATTATCATAAGGATATTTTGTTGAAGCATTTGTTTTTACAAGCTCATCACAATATTTAGATATTTTTAAAAGCTCCCATTTGTTTAAATCATTTTCATTAAAAAATGTTTTAGCTAATCCATATCTTGAATTAACACACAAATCATAAAATATCCAAGCTGGATTATCAGACCATTTTAGAGTTTTACTAAAATTACCACTCCAATCTCCAGAGTATTCTCTAGCTTCACAATCATAATTATCTGGAACTCTTATCTTTAATAGTTTGCAATCATAACTTCTTACTGGAATAGATCCAAAATGTCTTGCACTTACTTTATTTCTACATAAAACAGAATATGGATTTGAAAAACCATAATTTATTTGTTCGATTACAGAGTCTACTGAAAAATTTCTTGATGCGTTTCCTGCATTTTTTAACTCTTGAATGGCGCTTATTCTTTGTTGAACGCTATAAACACTTACAATAAATTCAGCAAATGGATTATTTGCTTTATCTTCATCAGATATTTCTAAAATAATTGGAATAATAATAGGTGTAGATTTTACTACGAAATATCCTTGAAAATATAAATAAGTTGTTTTTCTTGTTTGTGGATTATTTAAAGCAACAACAAATCTTATATAATTACTATAAGTCTCACCTTTTCCTCCTATATAATATAATAAATCAACAGAAATATTTAATATTATTGTTGTTGTATATTTATTTTTAACATAATGCGTGAAGCAGCGAGCGGTATCTTTTAATGCAATTAATTTCTTTTCAAAATCAGTAGTGGTATTTTCATAAAAAAGTTTAGTATCATAATTTTTAGTTACATCAAAATTTAAAGAAGGATCTCTTTCCAAATCATAAATTCTACTTTTATATTCATATAAAGAACTAGCATTTAAATCTGAATTTTTAAGCGAATTTCCTAAAAATAAACTAAAATCTGAAGAAGTTACATTAAATAAATTACTTTTACTATCTTTTACTGATACATCATTATAATAAACTCCGTAAGCTAAAGAAGAATTTGCTGAATTAATTGAATTAGCAGAAGAGTTATTTAATGTAATATAATTTACAGTATTTCCATTAGAGTCAGTCAATCCCTCTATAGGCCCTTCACTTAACATATCGACAGATTCATAAAAAGATTCTGAATCTATTGTTGCATTATTAACTCCAGCAGCAATATTTAAAATACCACCTGTATCTGATTGAACGTATATATTCATTATGAAGCTATTCTATTTGTATTATATAAATAATTTGACACAACTACAGAACCTATTTTTAACCTACCATAACCTATTGGAATAGATACATTTCTTTTAGTAACGTTTTCATATCCAGAAAATAGTTTAGAATTATTCTTTATATCTTTTGGTGTTTTTGGCGATAGTAATTTTGTTATTAACAATTGTATACCTGTAGCAATAGCCATTATGACTAACGAAACTAAAAGAGTAATACCGAAATCAGAACCTAAAACTAGAGGAACTACTTCAATTTTAGAATTTTTATTTAAAATTGGAGAATTCAAATAATCTGGAGCCATTATTTTTCCATCTACATAAATTAAAAAATGAGATATATATTCTTCCAAAATTCCTAAAGTTTTAATTAATTTTCCACTGTTAGCCTCAATAGCGTCAAAAGCTTCAGAAACTGTTTTAACATTCAAATTCCATTCTGTTTTCACAAAGCTCTCAAATATGCCATGTAGTTTTATGTTAACCATATAATTAATATTTACACTTCATTTCTTTAAAAATATCATTCTTGATATCATACATAAGCATATTTAAGTTATGGTATTTTTGATATTGAAAATCTGTTTTTGAAAAATCTTCTCCATGCGGATGACTATGAAATAAATAAATTATTTTAAATTTATTCTTTACATCCAAATAGTCTTTAGGAGATATCAAAAAATTATTTTCTTTAGAAGGGTGCTTGTTTTCAATTTGAATAAATTTATATATATTATTATCTTCCACAATAAAACCACAAATTTCTAATTCAGCGCTTTTATTGCATAATATTTTTATTTCATTCAACAATTCATTTTTTAACATCGTTATCATAAGGATAAGTGGCTGGAAAAGCGCCAAAAGGTAATGAAGTTCTAGAGTTATTAGCTGATGTTTTATTATCTTGGAACCTCAATAAACAACCATTTAATGTTTTAGAACATTTATCTTGTTTCCATACGTCTGTATTATCTAATGGATTTTTATTCAATACGCTATCCTGTAAACACACGAAAAAAGTTTTTGGACTATTCAATGGAATTATCAAAGAAGATTCTTCATCTAAATCCATACTTGGCAATGGGTCTATAAAAATAAAATCACCCTTAGAATAAGTTCTTGTTGACAACCATTCTCCTTTGTATGTTAAACTGGTTAAATTATAAGAATTATTACTTAAATTTGTTTTATATCCAGCTAAAAAAGTCTTATCATTTTGATCTGCAACTGGAAGACCTATATTACTTGTTATTCCAGGATACGAAGGAGTAGAGGATACAGAATCTTTCCAAGCGGTTTGGAAGAAATACAGTGCGTTAGCAGAATCTCCAGATCCATTCTTTATATTTGGACCAGCATAATCAGAAGTATTTCCATAATTACATCCATAACAACGATAATTCCATCCGCAAGTATCGTTCGTAACTTTTCTAGCTGGAATATTTAAGTTTTGAACATCGATCTTAGAAGATAATTCTAATTCTACTTCTTGTTTATTTTCGCTTTTTTTCAAATTTATTATTAACTTATCAAAAGCTATATAAGTATTAAAACTAGAAGTTCCGTAAGGATTAATTCCATCGGTAAAATTTGCTGTATCTAAATCTTTAGCTAAAATCTTTTTTCTATAAAACTTTTTTCCTATAAGATTATTTCTATCGGCTAAAATTTTAGAAAAATAATTATTTACATTTGCAATTTTTAAAGTTGGTCTACTCTGTCTTCCATCAGAGCTTTTTTGAAAAGATGAGAACTCGCAAGGTAAAAAAGAATAGTCATTACCTTGAAAAATAATATTTTTAGAAAAGTTCTTAGATCCATGAAATCTTAGAAATCCTTCGTTAGGATCTAATTCTATTTCATATAGATCTAATATTAAATAATTGTTTAATTTAAAAAGAGTATTCATATCAAGAAGCGGTTGATGACGTTCCAGCTATATTAAAAATATTTGGCAATCTAAAAGATTTATTTCTTATATTATAAGTAGCAGATGTTTCTCCAGTGAATAATTTAAAATACGTATCTATAAAATAGTTATTTATATTAATCTGTTCGTTATCTATCAAAAGCCTATTATAACACGCAATATCAAAAAAAGAAATGTTAAGACTCGTTAAATCATTTATTAATTTAAAAGTTGTTCCTTTTATATCGTTTATCAATAAAGACGAAGATTTACTCGTTTCTGGCGCTAAAGCCAACAAATCATAACTAGTTAATAAAGTTCCATTTATAAAAATAGAATAAAAAGTTTTTGAGCGTTTAATATTTATTATTACTGGATAATAAGTTTGATCAGAGCTATTCAAGCTTTTAGATATTTGAGCAAAATTTGTTTTTATGATATTAGTCTTATCATACATAAAAAAAGAAGCAGAAGAATTATTTTTTATTTCAGCGTCGAACAACGGAGTTAAAAATGACTGAAAAACATTAGGTTCTTTAGGATAATAATTATAAGAACTTGTTAAATATTTTGTATATAAAATATGTTTTGATGAAACATTTGTTGCTGTTTTATACCAATCTAAAAATTTAAAAGATGTAGAGCTGGCCGCTAATGTATTGAAAGGTGTTGCTACTTCTTCTATTGCAGCTACTATATATAAATCAAAATCATTACATAAAACAGAATCAGTAAATGTTGTTGATAAAAACTGATTAGTTAATGTTAAAGCTTCATAGCCAAAACTCTTATAATTTGGATTATATGTAGCAGTGCCAGTTAAAGTATAAGAACCACCAACCCAATTAGGAGCATTTGAAATTCCACTATTAGGAAATCTAAAAATATAATCAGATGGCAAATTTTTATTATACATATTCAATAATACAGAAGAATTTGTGAATGAAGTTATCAAATTGCCGCATAATTGATTTGTACTCGTAATGTTTACTGGTTTAAAATTAGCTACAAATAAATTACCTTGATTATAGTCAAAAGTATTTATAGCGCTCGTCACAACGTTAACTGTATTAAAAGAGTTTGCTTTACCTTTTGAATCTGTATTAGTAAAATTAGTATTTGGATTTAAATAATAAACAACTGTTTGAGATCCAGATTCTCCATATCCAGCTTGCGGAGAAAACCAGTATCCCACTGTTTGTGTAGAATTACTATTTATTTGCGTAGTATTCGTATTTAAATATGATGAATATACTAAATCAAATCTTGTATTAAAAGAATTAGATGCGCCTTGTATAGGAAAATTTCCATTTTGATAAACATAATCATTTCCTCTTCCTCCTAAACCGTTTTTTGTCATTACTACTCCAGCTTTAGATCCTCCACCACCAGATTGCAAAGAAGATTTATTTTGTACATACAGATTATATTTTATATCAGTAACAGCATTCTGAGAATTTATACTTGTTTTAGCTGTCAATTTTAATATATTGCCTCCACTCTTCGAATCTGCATAACTACTATTGGCATAATTATTTAGAGTCTGATTAATTAAGCTCGACCAATCGCGACCAAAAGGATCATAACTATTTAAATTTTGATTTATAATTTGACCGCCTCTTCCTTGATATCCTAGCAAGCGAGTCGTTTGTGGAATATAAATATTTATTAGTGTATCACCTCCAGAATTGCCAGTAAAATTTTCAAATGTACCATCTAATTGTAATGCATATTTATCGCTATCTGTTGAACTAAAAGTGCTATCTTCTGGCAGATATATATCTACAGAATTATAATAACTTAAGTCCGATTTGCCATAGTTAGCGTCTAATATATATTTATATAAATCAAAGTTTTGTACATCATACCCTTGTTTTAAATTAACAACCAAAGGTCCTCTACTGAATTTTATGTTTTGAGGCGTTCCACTATAACCACTAACAACTTCATTTGATAATTGAGTAGTTATGGAATCTACACCTGTTGCATATATACTGATTCCGCTATGATTCGCAGCTAAAGTATATATTCTTGCATAATAACCAGTTTCTATTAAAAATGGATATTCAGAATAAGGAATATTTACATAATTCAAATATTCATCCGTACCATAAAAATTTCCATAAATTGGAAAAGCGTCTGTATTCGTAGAGATATTTAAATTTTTAGAAAAAGCTATAGATGAAAAATTTTGAGTGGTAGATATATCTAAATTATAACCCGTAAAAAAGTAATTATTTAAATTTTCTGTTCCTGTTGGAACCGACCAATAAAAATCATAATTTAAACCATTTTGTGTATCATAATTTCTTACAGCTTTAAAAGATCTAACATAACCACCAGTAATATCTATAATTTTGTTTCCTGTTATTTGTAAAGTAATATTACCACTTGGATCTGTAGATCCATCTTCTGTTGATTCGCTAGTTATTGTTATTGTTGTCGATTGTGTACCTGAAGGTGCAGAAATCGTTGGAATATAATAAATATCGACATTACCATAATCACTACTATCTAATAATAGAGAAGACTGAGATAATGCAAAATTTGTTTCATTACTATTATTAAAAGTATATTCAACTTGCGAATTTCCACTATTATATATATTTAATGGATAAGAAATAGCAAAACCAGTCAAACATTGCCCTATATTTTTACCAGTTGTATTAACGTAAGTCATAGTGAAATTAATGTATTAAAATATATATCTGATGAAGTTAAACCCTTAAACTCTAAAAATTTTACTGAAATATCATGATTGTTATAAAATTTATATGTATGATTCCATTCAGGACAATATACATTTATTGTTTTATTATAAGGATCTGGTAAATCTATTTCAAAAATCTTAAAACCAGCTTTACTGTCTAAAAATTTTAATATCGCCAAAGCTTCTTTATCTGATCTATTAGAAAAATTCACAGTAAAGTCTAAAACATTCTTATTGATTCCATCTGTTTCATAAACTGGCGCAGTCATTGCATACTCAGTTTTTACAAATCTTGGATTAAGTGGAATTTGAAAATTTAAATCAGGCTTAAAATAAAATTTTCTTGTGAATAAACTATTTATTCCTGTAGGATTTTCGCTTATACTTACTATTTTATTGTCAATTCCAGTATACCAATAATAATCTTCTAATAAAGAGCTTGTTGTTTTAAAAAATGAAACATCATCTTTAAAATAAGGTTTATTTTGATCAAACAATCTTGTTGTATCATCTCCAGTAACTAAAAATCCTTTATAATCTAAATTAGAATCATATGGTGAATTACAAGTTATTGTAATTGTATTTAAATTTGCTTCTTTAGAAGAATAGTCCAAAGAATTAAAATATATTTTAGCATTATTTTTATATGGATAAAATAAATCAATATCTACAGACTGATAAGATTCCACCAATCCTAAAGGCTCATATTCAAAAGTATTTTGAAAATAACCAATCAAAGATTTCGATTGAATATCTGTTAAACCATCATAAACCAATTTAAAATCGCTTGTTAGATTATTAACATTTGGAACAACATTTGTATAATATCCGTCACCATATTGCATCTTCAACGCTTTTGTGGTAAAATTCGCAGAACATCCATATGTTTTATTAAAAATAGAATCTACGTCTCTAGTTAGATATCTAGATCCTGTTATATTAATAGGCGCATACGAATAATTAGAACTAGTAAAATCTTGATTGGCTATATAAAGCCCATCATCATTTGTAAAATGCTTTTCAAATAAATATTTTTCTATTTGCAGTATTTGATCATCTGTAGGAGTTTTTGAATATCCTATTATTTCATAATAAGAAATACTTGAAGCATCGTAGTTCCATATGTTATTTGCACCGACATGTCCATTTCCAGCAGTTCCAATTCTAAGACCAGCAGCACCAGTATAAAAATAATTACTTGTTATATTCAATAGTTCACAACCATTATTTCTCAATTTGAAATTATTAGTTGTATTGTTTTTTATAATCGAAACTATGCTTTTCTTTTTTAATAGTTTGGACGCTGAAAATGCAGAATTGATAGGTGGAGGAGAAGTTATTCCATTAGCAGTTGTAGTATCAACTATAAATTGTTGAGATTCTTTAGGAACAGTTGTGTTCCAAGAATATTCAATATTATTTCCATAAACCATTAATGCACCACTAGTAACATATGGATTAGCTGAATCTGTATTTATAATTGTAGAATAATTTGGGTAAATTATCCCATAACCGCCACCAGCATCATAATTAAACAAACCATTCTTTAAATCATCGTATTCAAATACAATAAACCAACATCTATCGCCTGTTAAAAAACCAGAAAAATTTTGAGAAGTATATAATTGATTATATGAAAAAGTTTCACCTAAAGATCTTTGACAAACTACAGAATTTCTATTTTCATCATATGTTGGCCTAGAATCTAAAGTTACAGTAGCATCTAGATTTACTAAATTTTGTTCTGAAAATCCTGGTGCTGAATTATGCCATAAAGATATTTTACCAGAACCATCAAATTCAATATTATTAACAGTATCTAAATTAAACCAAGCATATAAACCAGATAAATTAATAGGATATACAGAGTCTCCAGTATGAAATTCATAATCTACTAAATCATATTGATCATAACTTTGATTAATATCAAAATCTTTAATACCTGTTACAGAAAATTGTGTATTTAAAAATTTGCTCATAACGTGTTTCTTAATGGAGCTAAACGTTGAGTTATCGCCAAGTTGCTTTGCAATATACCATTATTACTTGCATTAATTCCTCGCGATTCTATTCTACCAGATATATTAAAAGTATTTAATAAATTATTGTTATAATCTTTTATGTATAAATCGCAATTGCTTATTTTCCCTTCAACATCAGAAACGTTATTTTGTTTAAATAAATTACCATCAACACTTACGCTTTTATTTTTATTTGATTTAGCAACTCTAAAAGGAACTATTTCGCCATTTTTAAAAAATGGAATTCTTTCGCATTGTTCAGAATATTGAAACCCGAAAACTTCAGAAAAACCAAATACATTACTTAAATCTGATATATAACTTCTATTTGAGTGGGAAACATTGCTAAGAGATGCATTTCTATTTGAATAAAATTGTTTGAAGTTATTTGTGCTGTCAACTGAATTTAATTTACCAAACCAATCAAACTCTGCGCTCAAAGATATCGGAGAAAACTGAGAAGCTTTAAAAGACACTGTTTTAAGATAACAATTTTCTATTTGAACTCCTGCGAATAATGCATTCACTGGGCTTTCAGAATTACTTGTCGGAATTAAATAACTGGGATAAATTCCTGTTAAAAAGAATTCAGTAGTTAAACTTCCAACAACTGTTCCTTGAGGAGCGTATCTTAATAACGAACCGTCAGAAAGTAATACTGGTTCTATATTCGTACGCAAAGATATTTGAACAGATGTAGAATAAAAAATATTATCATTTATTCTAAAGTCCAAATTTTCATATTTTATGAATTTACTCATTAGTTGACAGTGTATGCAATTGTAGATACAACAGTAAAATCAACTGGCCCAAAAGTATCTTTTGTTCCATCTATTTCGCAAATTCTATACTGTAACATTTGACCTGAATTAAAAGAAGTTGTTCCATTAAAATTAGTTTTTAATTTATTATATACTATGTTTGGATACAAAGGGTTAAAAATTGAATAACCAATAATACCACTTATTGGTAATGACACTGGATTACTAGGAGGACTTACAAAAAAACCTGATATAAATCCATTTGGAGTTAGAGGATTATAAGCAGGATTAACTGCTGATATTTCAAATCTATAGTCAGAATTATTAGCTGATGCATCTGACGTTATTATTGATACCTTTTCTATAGTTCCTGCATATTGAGTTATATTAAATGGAGCGACAAAATCATTATGACCAGAAGGATTTGAAGCAGAACTGTCCATCAAAGGGTTAAAAT